GTAGCCGGCGGCGCCAAGAAGAATGAACGTGGGACGCTTTTCCATTTATTTCCTCGCTTCATTGTTGGAGGTCATGCCCTTTTCCACATAGGAGCCTTGCGGGTTCTGAAAGCGGTCCTGGGCCGCCTTGTCGGGCGCCGGCTCCTTCGGCTTGTCCTCTTTCACCCCCAGCGACTTGGCCTTGATACCGATTTCGCGGTCCTTCGAGCCAACCTGCTTCTCGGCCAGGGATTGATTGTGCTTGTCGGCCCGGATCTTGGCGATAGCGAGCGCCCGGTCCTGGGTCAGCTTCTCCTTGTCGAACTTCACGCCGGCGAGCTTGGTCTGCTGAATCACGCGCTCGGTGTTGGTCTTCTCTCGGATGAGCTCGGCGTTCGCCTTCTCGGTTTCGGCCTTGGCCGCGGATAATTGCATTTCGGCCTGAGATAGAGGATCGGGCTGTCCTTCCATGCCGGTTGGCGGCGCCAATAGCTGCTGCAGCATCGGGATCTTGCCCTGCTCGAGGTCGCGCTCGAAGTCCTTCATCTCCATCGATCCGATCTCGTTCAACCCCTGGATCATGGACGGTGGGAATCCCATCATTTCAAGTTTGGACAGGAACTCGCCTATCGGGCCGGCCTTTACCCGGGCGATTACGTCCTTGTAGTCCTTCCAGTTCAGGGTCTTGAGCAACTCCTCGGCGTCGATCGCTCCCTTGTCGAACAGTCCGGAGGCCTCCTCGCGCTTCTGTACCTGGGAAACCGGCATCGTGGAGCCCGAAACCACGCTCAACTTTGCAGGGATAAGCATGTCGGAGCCTCTAATCGCCGCCGACATCTTGCGGCCGTCCTGCTCGTAGCTGATGAACCGCTCCTCGGTGTACCAGTTCATCACATGGCTTAAATACATCCTGCCGCGCTCACGGATCATCTTGGTATAATTGCGGATCTTACCCTTGTGCATGGTCGCGGCCCGCTCGAGGAGGGCGGCAATGGCCTTGTAAGCAATGACATCGCGCCCGGGGGTCTGTGCGCTCTCCAACTCGAAGCTGCCGGCCACCAGCATAAACAGGTCGCGGTAGACTTCGAGCATCTTGAATAGCTCGGGGCTGATCGTCGGGGGCTCAAGGTAGCGTAGACCTTGAGCAACGGCCGAACTCGATGGGTTGATAATACCTGGGCTGTTGGTCAGTTCGGAGTTTGAAACGCCCGAATCCTTCGGGTTGATCAGTTTCAGGCGGGCTACGCGGTCCTTCAAGAGGGTCGCTTGGCTGATGGTCTTGTTGATCTCGATGTTCAGTAGCTCAAGTTGCTCGAAGTCGCCCATGCCCCAGGCGTTGCCGGTGTCGGTGTGGCTCTGTGCCTTCGAGAACGGGAAGCGGCTCCAAAGGTAGGTCTGTGCGGCCTGCTCGTGGTTTAAGGTCGGGTTAATGCTCGGGTTGTCCTTGTCGGCCAGAACGATCTTGCCGCCATTGCAGACGGTCACGCAGCGGATATTCCCGGGGTATCGGTCGCTCTCCTTGCCGCCCTTCTCGCCCTGCCGGGTCATGTCCTTCACCCAGCACTCAACTACCAAGCACTCCTCTTTGAGCTCAGTCGCGCCCTTGCCGCCGCCCACACCGAAAGCGGAGAGGACCTGCTTGATAGCAGCGCCCATGCTCGTGAAATAGCCCTGGTCGGCTGAGTTGAGGCTGTTGGCCTTGATTTCGTTCCGGTTGTCACCCAGCGCCTTGATCGTATCATCGTCGGATACGATCTCCTCGGCCTTATCCGGCCAGCGCCAGCGGGCTTCTCTCACGCTCATTGGGTAAAAATGCAATACGGCGTGGCACTTCTGGATTTCCATGGTCTTGACCGGATACCAGCCGATAAAGAACGGATCGACGGTCAGCGCCTCGACCTCGCCCAGGCCGGCCTCGAGCTGGGAGTTGAAGATCACCTTCTCGAACGTGCAGCCGAAAGTTTCGCCGTTCAGGACCGACGTTTCGAGGACGCTCTGCTGCTCAGTATCGGACCACCAGAACTCGGTTGTCTTGAGCAACTTGTCGAACACATCGGCCTTGGCCGGATCGCTCTCGTCGGTTTCGCCGACCTGGATCACATCGAAACATGGGTTATTGTCGGTGAGCATGTTCACCGTGCGGACCCTGTGGCTGTGAAGCAGGTTCGCGGTCACCAGCGGCGCCTTCTTGCTCGTGTTGCGCCAATGCCGGTTTTTGGATAGCTCGTAGTTCCGCATCCACTTCGCCGGCAGGCCCAGGTCGTTCTTGTACTGCAGGATCTCTCCCAGGATCTCGAACACGCGATAGCCCAGGCGCGGGTGTCCCTCGGGAGGTAGAAGCTCGTTCCCGGTGTATTGACTCGGATCGGTAGCCATCAGATTTTAAATCCTTCCCGGGGGGGCGGGATTTTGGTAGCTGGACAGTCTTGATGATACTTGGCCATGCGGCCGGCTGATCGAAACTGCTTGCCGCATCCCGGGCAGGTCACGGGCGGGCTCTTGTAGTTGCCCGTTGTCGGCTCCGGCTCCTGGTCTTCCTCGACCGGCTCGACTTCGATCTTCTCGGTCGACAAGACTTCAAGCACTTCGACTGTCGCTTCTTGTTGCGGCTCTTGGGGGGGCAGCTCTGTCGCGGTTTCTATTGGCTTTCCGGTAGATAATAGCACCTTCTCGAATAGTCCGCTATCATTTTCCTGCAGCGCCAGGACAAACCATTGGCTACCATCCGGGACCACCTCTCCGGTCGTGATGATGAACTTGCCCTCGGAATGTTCGTAGAAATTCAGGAAGGGACGCTTCCGGCAACGCGGGCAGAGGGCCACCCGCCAATCATCCAGGGCCGGCGGGAAGGGATCGGACACCATGCGCTCGGGATATAGGGACTTGAAGATCCTGAGATTGAGCGGATTGGTGAGCTCGTCCTGGTTGAAGGTCGCTATCGGTTCTCGGCAGATTTCGCATACGAGGGTTCTAATCGTCATTCGTTTATCTCCTTTTGTGCCGTAAGTTTGCTAAGATAGGTCGAACCTATTCCCAGGAACTCGGCCGCCTCGCGCTTGGTCTTAAACTTACCTACCACCCACGAAATGTAGTGTTCTTTGAAAGCATCCCGGGCCGGCTCCCACTTGTATTCGTTATCGAACAGCCATTCGCAGGCCCTATCGAGGATATCTGCGCTATCCCTGTACTCTGCATCGACAATAGGACCCTGCCCCAACTTTAACGGCTCGTAAGCGATAGCAACGGCCGGCTTAAACGAGTCGCAAAGACGCAGGGCCCGCACCATGGACGGCATGATCCGGGCGTAGACCTCGACGTTCTGGTTCTGGATGATTACAACCCCATCGCGCTTCACGGCATTGGTCATGTTCACGCCCATCTGCTGCGTAGCGGTGACGTCGGCCGGCTGAAATGCCATCTCAAGGATCTCGAGTAGGATCGCTTTCATTTCGTTTGCGGCGGCTGGCATTACTTTTCCCACCTTATTTTTTCTTGGATGTCGTGCTTATCAACCCTTGGGCGGATAATCAGCATATTTCACCATCTACCTCTCCTGAATCGTCGGGACCGGCGAGTTATCATCCCCAAACGCCGCATCCTGGTAGAAGTCGCCTGTTTCGGGCTCTCCCTGCGCCTCGCGGTTCGCTTTGCCCGGGGCGGCCGGGTTCTGCCCGGATCGGAAAGGCCTCTCGATGGAGTTACGGCCGGCCCAATAACCCGCGGCGCCCGCGGCGCCCACGAGGCCAGCGCCCACGAGTAGATAGATCAACGCTGCTATGATTGCTTCCTGCATCTCCCTCTCGAAGCCTCCTTCCCTTTCTGCTTGATCGGCTTTATCGCCATCAGTATTTCCGTTCGCACCTTCATCGGGTTCAGCCCCAGGACCTCGCAGCACCATGGGAAGGACCAATCGCCGGCGGTCTGAGTGACTTCCTCATTCACCCAGGCCTCCGCTTGTAGCGCATGAACGGCCCTCGCGCTCTTGTGACCATTGCCGTTGTGCTTTATGGCAGGTTTACGCGCAAACTCGATATCCTGCCGCGCCTGATCGATGATAGCGGCCACCAGTTCGAACTCACCATGCTCCCTGAACTGGCTAAATTGTGTTGAGCAGGCCCCCACCTCCGGAGCTGCCGCCTTCCTCATCGGAAGCATCGTCCCCTCCCTCCCATGCGTCCCGTCCCGACTCCAATCTGCGGATCTCAAGTCGTTGATCCAGAGTGGCAATCTCCTCATGCGTCCCCCTTTCGCCCTTGATTAGCCGGTCTATGCGCCGGTCTGTGGCAGATAGCTTCGGTTTGTCCTCGGGTAAAGCCAGGGGGCGGGCCATTACGATATGGCAGGCTTCGTCAAAGATGTGATCTTCGCCTTTGGTGTCGATATCCTCGATGTTGTGCTCGTCTTGGATCAATCCGCTGACCGTGCGGAAGAAGTTGTCGCAGGTATCGGTCACGGCCTGCAGCATGGGCCGTACGGGGTTGTTGTCCTGGTCGGTACATCGCAGCCGCTCGTGAAACTGCCGCATCTTGAGGGGCCGGCTGGGGTCGCCAACACGCCAGTTGAATGGATAACGCTCGTCTTGGCCGACCTTCGAGAAAGTCTCGGCCGTGCTGGGGCCTTGGCCGCCGCCTTTGTAGTCTGGTTTCTTCTGGAAGCAATCAGGACCGCACAGCCTTTGAATCCAGGCCGGGTCGACCCATTCGGGGAGGATTGACTTCTCGTGTTTGATCGCCAACCTTGCGATCATCTCGTCCGAAAGCCTCAATCCCTGGTTCGGCTGCCCATTCCAGCCGTACCACTCATCGAAGCGGATCACGCGGCCGTCGGAGTCGACGTACCACCAGCCGAAAGAGAATGGAGCCCCGAATCCCCAATCGAAAGTCGAATAGATGTGGGCGCCGCGGGGTATCTCGTGCTTCGGCAGGCCATGGGATTGTTTGCTCAACTCGGGGAAGGCCTGCCCCACAAAGACGTTCCAATCGCCCAGCCTGAACGCTTTGCGAAGGTTCGGCGCCAGGGTTTCGAGCATCGCCCAATAGGCCGGGTCGAGGTGGGGGTTATCGTCGGCAAGGCTCGGGACGTATGCGA